GCCATGCTAAGGCATGGTAGGATATGCAAGTACCAAAGCAAACAAGCGCCATGACTGAACAGCGTTGCAGCTATCTTGGCGAAGTGTTCCCAGACTTTATAGCGGAACTTCGCCCTTACTAACTGTTAAGCGTCCAGCCACACACGCTTAACAACCATGCTACTATTAACAAGCAAACACGCACCGCCCCACCATGGCCACGACAACAGCAACAAAAACCGCCCCATTCACCGCCGCAGAATGGGCAAGCCTTAAAAGACTAGCTAAAATTATTCACAAATGGAATGAAGATGAATGTAATGGCGCTATTCAATGGCACGGTGACAATGAAGAAACTCCTAAGCGTTATTTTCAAGATCGCTACGGCCGCTTTACTATCCCTGGCCCTACGATTCAGGATAAAGAGAAGCAAAGCGTAGAGTCTGCTCGCAAGATTGCCGCCAGGCATGGTTTGTCTATCTACCACCAAACCGACCCTAGGGGTATCGCGCTATATGTCTACAATCCTGCGCTCAACGAAGGTAGAATCGATGAACTTTATTCTAGCATCGGCAAACCTGTCTGCTAAATTCATTCATTCATTCATTCATTCATTCAAACCATGCAAACTCAAAGTGTTTCCCCTGCTAATTTCCGGGTTAATCTTGAGGCTAACAAGGATAAGCGTAAGGCAGAGATTTATGATGCGGCCATGTTGCTGCTAAGGGCGGATCGTGATTTGGCATTGATAACCATTAGTCTTGCCACTATCACCGACTTGTCTGAATTGTGCCGCAAAATAGAATTAGGTGAGAAAATATCAGGATCGCCTTTGCTTGACTTCTAGCCTTACAAACTGTTAAGCGTCCACCGTCCTGCCATGCTAAGGCATGGCAGGATATGCAAGTACCAAAGCAAACAAGGTCATCTCAATGAGTCTCCCAAGCATCAAAACGTTAAATTCTGCTTTTCCCGGCCTGGGGAAGGACCTTAGGCGCGCTTTAGAATTGAGCAGAAAAGAATTAAAAGAGCATCCAGCGTCCAAACACTTGTCTGCTTTATTTCACCCGGCAAAAACGTCTCAAATCAGACTAACGGTTTTGGATGCAATCGCTGAGACTTGTGGCGTAGAATACGTTGCGCATAAAGATGATACTATTTTTGAAAACAAAGGTTTTGACTATCTGAACGTAGGTGATCCTTACGTTCCTACGATCATACGATTCTGCGAGACTGGTCGCTATGTTGTCGCTTGCTATGGTGACATAGTAGAAAAGGGAAACTATATTTAACCTCTGGCCACCGTGCCAACCTTACAAATTGTTAAGCGTCCACCGTCCTGCCATGCTAAGACATGGTAGGATATGCAAGCACCAAAGCAAACAAGGTCATGACTGAACAGCGTTGCAGCTATCTTGGCGAAGTATTCCCAGACTTTATAGCGGAACTTCGCCCTTTTAAGGGGCATCCTTATGCGGGTCGCTCCCAGGACGGATACGGTCGTAAGATACCTACCGACTATGCTATTAGATTAGGTGCAAGGTGGCACCGTGTCTATGTTTGTTGTTTTGGTAACGCTGGCACCGCCTACATTATCACTAAGGATCATCCTTTCTTAGTGGTTCTTGACGGCGATCTTATTAGCGTTAGAGGTTAAATCTTAACTCCCATCATCCCATCGCAACTATCACAATGTCACAAACACCAAGGCTGCCGACAGTTGTTGAGCCCACCTTAATTCTTGACGGATCATGGGGAATTTATATTCCGCAGATGTTCGGTACTAGATACCTTACTGAGGCAGACTGCAAGCGTTGTAATATAGATATAGGGTATGCAAGGGCATTGGGAGATACAGGGTCTGACCTTTACTGGGAAGCATGGGAAAGTGTGTTAGATAATTACAGTACAGAATTAGGCGAGACGTTGTATCAGGATCAAGATGTTTGGCTTGTTCCCGCTGGCTTCAAGTGGCCAGACGATGGCATGTAATTAGCATCTTGCGCCTAGCAAGCCACATTACTAACTGTTACGGGTCAGACTGCGAGCGTAGCATCTGACCCTAGAATAGACAGGCAAACAACGCAACCCAACCCATGGCAATCAGCACAATGACAAACGGCCAACTAGCTACCCTTGCTAGTGGCGCTCTTCGTACTATTAGGCGCGTGATCGAAGAAGACAGAAGGCACGGTCCACAAGCCTATATGGTCCCCGCTTATGGTCACGCTTGGAACGTGCTAGATATGCTACATGCCATGACTGAGGCTGATCTCTTAAAATGTGATCAGTTAGATGATCACATTTATATCTTGCGCGGGATCGCCTATGATCTGCGCGACGGTTCGCCTACCTTTGGCTATCACGACTAGGCTTAATCCTTCCCCGGTTTGCTATGCTTACCGGGGGCAGGGTTGCGGTTTTCGCATAGCGGGGAGGGGGTGCCCATACCTCTCCCATCTCGCACCAGTATTCTCCCAATATAATATCCCGCCCCAACATTCTCCCAAAACAATATACCCACATACAAAAATACGCCAGCGTACAAACTAGCGTATAAGTTGGCGTACAAGCAACCGGGGTAGGAGTTGCGTTTATGGCCTGCAAGTAAGCATCCATCCACCAGTGCCACCAACCATCCAGCGAGAGTTCCAGTTTTTGCGGCTGTAGTTTTGACGGTAGCCGTTGTAATTAGCAGTATAACCACCCTGAATCAACCTGGCTTCGCCGTTAGGGTCGTTCTGAATCCAATGAGTAGAAGTGTAGCCAACAATCACGCTCCAGTGGCCGCCGCCAACAGGGTTGCTAACGTTGCCTTGATGCAGCCAGCCCACGGCAACAGGTCGGCCAGCGTTAATTTCAGCTTCAATAGTCTTGGGATTTCCGTCAGTTCTAAAATTAGCGTCCAGCCCTAGCGAGCGCAAGGCTCTAAGTTGAGCTTCAGCATCGGTGGTGTCCCCATACCTTTGCCGAATACTGTTATAGACATCATCGTTGGCAACCTTGCCGTAAAACATGGCCAGCATAGCGCAGCTAGAGCTGAAACACTCTCGATAACCAGTGCCGCTGGCGTTATCGTTTTGAGACTGCCACTTGATATCGAGAGGGTTAGGGAACCTGGGCGAAGTTGCGGTCACGATAACTCGCTGTTGATCACTCATCAATCATAGCACAATCATCGCAGCGTCAGCGTCTTGCGGGCAACAAGATGTGTCACTCCTGCCGGATCAACGACAACAACGCCAGCCGTTGCAGAAGATGGTAACAGTTTGTAGGAATATGGCAGCTTCCAGCCAATCTCGCCGTTGTGCCGGACCATCGTAAACTCGCGGGGGCGTTCCATGGCTCAATCATACCTCATCCCTTGCCGGCAAGCAACGTGATAGAATGACGCTGCAACAATCAACGCATCATGGGCACTCTCGCTGACTGGCAGATCCACGAACGCTGCATGGCTGGCATGGTCACTCCGTATGATCCTGCATTGCTTAACCCAGCGTCGCTTGACCTGCGCTTGGGCAGCAACATTATGATCGAATCAGTGGAAAGCCCAGAGATGGTGCTAGTTTCAATCGCTAAATACACAGAGAAAAATCCTTATCTCATAGTGCCAGGACAGTTTTTCTTGGCTGAAACTGAAGAGTTTTTCAACATTCCCAACGACTTAGAAGGCCAATTTATCCTTAAATCTTCTCGCGCAAGAAGTGGATTACAGCATTTGATGGCCGGTTTTTGCGATCCCGGCTGGCATGGCTCGCGCTTAACGCTTGAGCTTCTAAGCGTTCGCCAACTTTGGGAGATAGGCATTTATCCAGGCATGAAAATTGGGCAGATGAAGTTTTCTACGATGGATTCCGAACCTAGGCGCTCTTACGCCGTCACCGGCAGGTATAATAACGATGCAACCGTCACCGCATCAAAGGGTTAAAGTTATGAATCCTTCACGCCGCAAGCCTAAATTGCTTATTATCGGCCATGCTCGTCACGGCAAGGATACCCTTGCTAAAAAAATCCGCGACAGAATGGACCTGGCGTTTACCTCTTCTTCAGTTTTTGTCGGACAAGAATGTATTTGGCCCACTTGGGGTCGCCAGCGCTACCATACTTTTGAGGAAATGTTTGCGGATAGAGTTAATCATCGAAAAACATGGGCAGATTTAATCTCCGCTTACAATACTCCCGACAAAACACGAACGGCTCGAACCATGCTTGAGCGTGGTTACGATATGTACGTTGGGATGCGAAAGCGGGACGAGTTTAATGCTTGCCGCAAAGCTAGATTATTTGATTGCGTTATTTGGGTTGACGCACGGCAGCGCAAGCCCCTGGAAAGCAAGGATTCGATGGAACTGACCATCTACGACGCTGAACTTTATTGCGATAACCATGGACTCGAAAAAGACTTGGACTCGTTTGTAGGCGAACTTCAAAATCTTTTTCACTCTAAAGGCTACTGCGCTGGCCCCGATGCTGAGTGGCACTAATGGGAAGTCGCAGCAACAGAATTAAGTGCCCCGATCCTGGCTGCGGCTCGGTTAACGTAATCGTTGTCGAAACGCGCTACATGGTATGCGGCAGCCGGGTAAGGCGGCGGCGTTGTGAATGCTGCAAGAAGTTATGGCATACGATACAACCGCCTGAGCAAGAAGTCGAAGGCTGGCGGTTTTCCTGGCCGAGGCGGGAACCAGTTGCTCGACTACCACCAGCAGAATCTGCAGAAAAAAGCAAAATATAGAGAATCAGTATATCTGGTGAGTGGTGACAGTACCCGATTCGCCTTTCGCAAGGTTAAATTTACCTAAACACAGATACCCAAAGGCGTCGAAAGCATGATCGACGCCAAGTTTCTTGTTTGGCATTCTTGTTCCTTCAGCGTAACCAAGCGTACGAAACGACTTTATTAGCTCCCGGCAACGCGGATGAATCTTAGCATGCACTTCCCCGTCTGCCGTGCGCAATGCTGCGTTCACAGATCGAATCTTGTCAGCGGTGTTATAGGGCGCTTCAGGGGCAAAAACAGTAATTCCGGCTTTTCTTAGGATCTGATGATCGCTGACGCCAATACCAGACGTTTGCTTCCTTTTGCCGGTTGGATCAGGACAGGCAATAATACGGCGGCGAGTTTCGGCAAATCCATAACCATCCTCATTTTTCCAGCAGTCGCCGCCATACAGATCAATTAACACCCCTGCCATGTCCCAAGTGGTAGCACCCTTTAGGTTTAGCTCATTAAAGATTCGCAGTTCCGTTACTCTGCCGTTTACCTTAATAATGTTTGCGCAAATAGCAGTAAGCGGATCGTTGTTAAAGTCCATTCCAACATATAGCGGCAACCTTGGATCGTCTTCAATCGTTGAGTCGATATTATCCATCGAGAAACATGA